GCAAGACGGCGAGTCCTGCGGAAAAACCTCAACTACCGAAACGCAAGATTCCGCGTCCGCCTTCGCGTGCGAAAGTTGAGAAGTACTGCCGAGAGTTGGTGCCGGGGTACGATCCGTGGCGTGACGCCGAGGGGTACAAGTTCGATGTGGACTGTGCGAGGTCTGCGGTCGCGTGGTTCCATAAGCACTTGACGCATGTGAAGGGCGAGCTTGGCGGGAAGGCTTTCAAGTTAGAGCCGTGGCAGGTGGCGGTTGTTGGCAACCTGTTCGGATGGTACGCGAAGGATGGCACGCGGCGATACCGCACGGCGTTTATCTTCGTCCCCAGAAAGAACGGCAAGACCCCAATGGCGTCCGGTCTGGCCAATTATCTGTTCGTCAACGACGATGAGCCGGGTGCGGAGATCTATTCTGCGGCGTCTACTCGCGACCAGGCAAGGCTCGTTTGGACTTGGGCCAAGGGCCAAATCCTCAACGACCAACTATTGACCGATGCGTGCCAGGTTTACCAGCACGCGATTGTGCTGAAGAATGACCCGATGGCGACTTACAAGGCGGTCGCAGCTGAGGCGGGGAGCCTGCACGGGTTGAACTCGCACGGCATCGTGTGCGATGAGTTGCACACGTTTACGAAAACCAACGAAGAGGTAGTCCATGTCCTTGAGACTTCGACGGCGGCGAGGCGTCAACCGCTGATTGCGTTCATCACGACTGCGGGTTGGGACAGAAATAGCATCTGTTTCAAGAAGTACGACTATGCCAGTCGCGTCCGCGACGGTGATGATGGGTATCGTGACGCGACATTCCTTCCTGTGATTTACGAAGTTGGCAAGGATGACGACTGGCGTGACCCGGCGGTGTGGCGGAAAGCGAATCCGAATCTCGGCGTCAGTGTGAAGCGGGACTATTTCAAGGCTGAGTTTGAGCGGGCCAAGAAAGATCCGGCATATGAGAACCGGTTCAGGCAGTTGCACCTAAATCAGTGGACGGAGCAGGCGGTCCGATGGATATCTCTGGACAAGTGGGATGCGTGCGGCGGCGAGACGATTGACGAGAGGGACTTGATTGGTCGCGTGTGCTATGCGGGCTTGGACCTCGCCGTCAGTCGCGACCTCACGGCGTTGGCTTTGGTGTTCCCTGACGACGACGACGGGTACACGGTGAAGGTTTGGCATTGGATACCTGATGAGAACGCCCGCGAGCGTGAGCAGCGGGACAAGGTGCCGTATCGTCAGTGGTCACGGGCGGGCAGCGTGGAGATGACGCCGGGGAATGTGACGGACCATGAATATCTCAAGCAGCGAATTGTCGAGTTGAAGGATCGGTTTGAGCTGCGGTCGATCGGGTTTGATCCGTGGCAGGCGCGTTCGATGGCGGCGCAGCTCAGCGAGCAGCACGGAGTTCCGATGGTCGAGGTTCCGCAGGGCATCGTCCAGATGTCTGAGCCTTCGATGCAGTTCCACAAACTCGTCATGGGCGGCAAGTTGCGACACGGTGGCGACCAGTGCTTGCGATGGCAGGCTGGTAACGTCGAGGTCAAGTCGGATGTGAACGACAATATCAAGCCGTTAAAGTCGGGAGATTCTAACCGCATTGACGGAATTGTTGCTACTATAATGGGGTTGAAATTGGCGATGCTGGATGCGGGTGGCGGCGGGACTGATATGTATGACAACGCAGAGGTGCTGGTGATTTGATGGATTTCCTTGCGGTGTTCGGTGTTGGGGTATTGCTGTACGGCCTTTGGATGGCTTGGCCTCCGCTGTCTTTGATTGCGTGCGGTGCCATCCTTGTCGCCTGTGCAGTCAAGTTTTCTGGGGCGAACGAATGATACTCGAAAGATTGTTGGAGCGCCGGGCCTCCCCGGAGAACCCGTCAACGAATCTCGCCAACCCGTCTGAGTGGTTGGTGGACTACTTCGGTGGCGGCGATACGCACGCTGGTCGGAAGGTATCCGGTCAGTCGGCGATGCAGTCGTCTGTCGTCTATGCTTGTGTTCGCGTTCTGGCTGACACGATCGCTTCGTTACCTTTGGTCATCTACCGCCGTCTACCTGATGGCGGCAAGGAGCGTGCAGCCAACCATCCGTCGTCCGGCGCACTCAAGAATAATCCGAATCCGTGGATGACTTCTTTTGTTTGGCGAGAGACTTCGCAGACTCACATACACCTATTCGGCAATGCGTATTCTGTTGTCGAGAAGAATCAAAACGGAAGAGCCGTCAGCTTCATTCCCGTCAAGCCGACTGACGTGTCTGTCGAGTTCGACGACGCTGGCGAGTTGACGTACACGGTCAAGAGCGGCGGCACGCTTTCAAGGATGCCTTCCGATCGCGTGCTGCATATCCCGGGATTGGGGTTCGATGGCATTAGCGGACGCTCTGACATTGGGTTCGCGAGACAGGCAATCGGCTTATCTCTTGGCGCGGAAGAGTACGGGGCGAGATGGTTCGGCAACGGTGCGCGTCCCAGCGGCGTGTACACCACACCGGGAACACTAACGGACAAGACGCGCGGCAAGCTGCGCGAGGCACTTAAGACGATTCACGGCGGCGTATCGAACGCACACAGGATCGCACTGCTTGAGGGTGGCGTAACGTGGATGCCGACAAGTGTGCCGCCGGAAGATTCGCAGTTCCTTGAGACGCGACGCTTTCAAGCTGAGGACATTGCGAGGGTGTTTAGGGTGCCGGGGCACATGATCGGCATCCGCGACAATCAGCCGCGAGCGAACGTCGAGCAAGAGGCAATCGACTTCGTGACGCACACGGTGCGCCCTTGGTTGGTTCGGTGGGAACAAGAGATAAACCGCAAGCTATTCGATGGTACTAACTTCTTCGCCGAGTTCATGGTTGACGGATTACTGCGCGGCGACTTCGCGAGCCGAATGGCTGGCTTCTCGACGGCATTGCAGAACGGGATACTCAACCGCAATGAGGCGAGAGCGATGGAGAATCGCAACGCCATCGAGGGCGGGGACAAGTTCACTGTGCAACTCAACCTGCAAGACGTAGAGGATATTGGTGAGGATGTTTCTGCGGACACGGCGATACCTGCTGCGCCGTCTGGCGGTGCGCGTAGCGTTGTCTTGTCGCCATTGCGCCCATTGGTTTACGATGTGGTGCAGCGGCTTGCAGGCAAAGAGAGTCGCGCGATTAAGCAAGGTGCCAAGCGGTGCGAGACGAAGGGTGAGGACTGGCTGGTGTGGGTCAATGCTTTTTATGATGACCATGCCAGTGCGGTACGAATGGCGTTCGCGCCCGTAGTGGATGCGGCAGCGAACATGACGGGTCGTTCCAGTGACGATGTTATCGCGATCGTTGGTGAGCTGAGTGAGAGTTACATCCGCGAGGCAAGAGGCGACGTGGATCGTGCGGACGACGAACAGGTCCTCGCACGTTGCGGGTCCGTGTTCGATGAATTCTGTTTGATGTTGGAGAACGAGCAATGACGAACGAACGGCGTACATACGGGGGTGTTTGCGAACTCCGCGCAGAGGATGGCGACAGTGGCGTGAGACTCAAAGGGTACGCGGCGGTGTTCGACTCAATGAGCGAAGACCTCGGCGGTTTCCGCGAGACGATTCGTAAGGGTGCTTTTCACCGCTCGATAGGCGACGGCGCGGACGTTCGGGCGCTGGTGGAGCATGACCCGGCTCGTATCATCGGGCGTAACAAAGCGGGTACTCTGACGCTGCGCGAGGACGACGAGGGCCTGAGTGTGGATATCCAGCCACCGGACACCACCGCCGGGCGAGACGTCGTTGAGTCTGTGAAGCGCGGCGACTTAACTCAAATGTCATTCGGGTTTCGGACCGTCACGGACGAATGGCACACCGAAGGCGCTGAGCAGATTCGCACCCTGATTGATGTGGACTTGTTCGATATTTCGGTGGTCGCGTATCCGGCATATCCTGATACTTCCGTGGCGCAGCGGGGGCTTGTGGACTGGCAGAAGTCGAATGACGGCACCGTTCGCAAGAATCTCGACCAGATGAAAAACAAGATGCGAGCGCAAAAACTCGTTGACAATTCGCCGTTATTGGCGTAGACTTTGCATGACAGTTGAATAGCGAGGAATCGCAACCGGCCTTACGGCCTGGCTTAGATGCCGAGGTTCTTTTCCGTCGCGCGGCACAGTAGTGGCCTGATAGCAACAGCACGAACTACCGCACACGTTTGGTTTAACCCCAGACGTCGTCGGTGATTCGTGCTTTTTTTGCGCCCTCCCGGCGACGGGAGAGCGACAATGAAAGAGATTGAAAAGCTCCTAGAGCAGCGACGTAAGCTCTGGGAAGAGAACAAGAAGCTCTTGGCGCAAGCCGAGGCAGACAGTCGGGACTTCACGCCAGAAGAGAAACAGGAGTGGGACAAGCGCGACACTGAGATTGACAGTCTTGGCGAGCGTGCCGAGCGCATGTCCCGCGCGGACAAAGTCGAGAAGTCGTTTGAAGAGCGGATGGATTCAGGTATTCGTCCGACGATCGACAAGGGCGACGACGGTGAAAACCGCGACAACGAAGACGGCGACAAAGAGCAGGCAACCGCAAAGTGGTCTGATGCTTTCCGTGCGTGGGCCTTGTGCAATACGGACAGGTGCAAGCCTGAGTTTGTCGAGGCTGCCAAGTCGTTAGGCTGGAATCCAACCAGCAAGTCGTACGACTTCCGCCTGAACTCCACCCCGCCGATGAACCTGCACGATGCACGCGAGAAGCGTGCCCAGTCTGTGGGTACGACCACGGCGGGCGGGTTCTCTGTTCCCGATGAACTGATGGCGGCGATCGAAGTATCGCTGCTTCAGTTTGGCGGAATGCGCGAGGTGTCCACTGTGATTCGTACCGAGTCTGGTGCGGATATGCCAATTCCGACGGTGAACGACACGGCTCAGGTGGGCGCGATTCTCGCGGAGAACACAGGCGTATCCGAACAGGATGTGACGTTTGGTCAGATCGTCCTGCAAGCGTACAAGTATTCAAGCAAGATGGTCAAGGTTTCGGTCGAGCTGTTGCAAGACAGCTCTGTCGATATCGCCAGCTTGCTGGGCCGACTGCTTGGCGAGCGAGTTGCCCGAATCACGAACACGCACTTTACGACCGGCACTGGTACCGCTCAGCCGAACGGCGTTGTAACGGCGTCGAGTTCAGGCCTGACTGGTCAGACCCTCAAGGTCGGCGTGCCACAGTACTCCGAGTTCGTGGACCTTATTCACAGTGTCGATCCCGCTTACCGGGCCGGCCCGGGCGTAGCGCTGATGATGAGTGACGCCGGCGTCAAAGAGGCTCGCAAGCTCGTTGACGGTAATGCGTTGCCTATCTGGCAACCGGGTATGGCTGTCGGCCAACCGTCTGCGATTCTCGGCCATCCTGTGATTGTCAACCAGGATGTCGCCGACCCGGCACTGAACGCAAAGTCAGTTGTGTTTGGCGACTTCAGCAAGTACTGGATTCGTGACACGCTCCCGTTCACGTTGCTGCGCCTCGACGAACGCTTTGCAGACGCGCACCAGGTTGCGTTCCTGCTGTTCAGCCGTCACGACGGTGACTTGATGGATGCCGGTACGGACCCGATCAAGTTCTTCACGGGAGCTGCGACATAATGAAAGTCGAAGTCAAGGCAGATCGGGTACGGTGGATGGATGAAACCGGCGCACGTGTGAAGGCGTATCGCGGCGCGACCGTGGATATGCCTGACGACGTCGCTGTCGGTTTCTGCGATTGCGGTGATGTGGTTGTCGTTGACGCTCCAAAGGTCAAGAAAAAGACCAAGGCAACGAAGGGAACGTCTTAACGATGACTAGAAAAGTTCGTTTTCGCACTGATGTTTCTACGGAGTATCGCGGGCAAAACCTGTGGTTCTACAAGGATACGGTTGCGGATTTGCCGCAAGAGCTGGCTGACAGGTACGTTGCAAAACGTATCGCTGTTCTTGTGGTTGCGGACAAAACGGAATGCGCTGCGCTGTCGTCGCCTACTGAGGTGGCGACAGTGCGGCGTCCGGTTCGCCGCAAACGCGGGAAGGGCACGAGGAATGTCAATCCAGTGGTCACTTGAGCTTGTCACGCCGCCTACGTCTGAGCCGGTCACAACCGCCGAGGTGAAGGATCACCTTCGCGTCGATACGGCGGATGACGATACGGACATTGATCGCAAGATTGTGGCGGCGAGGCTGTGGGCTGAGGAGTTCACCGGACGTTCGTTCATGGCGACGACGTGGAGGTTGTACCTCAGCGACTGGCCGACGGCTATTCAGTTGCCGCGTCCGCCGCTTACGACGCTGACGTCGGTGAGCTACATCGACACGGCGGGTGCGACTCAAACGCTTACGACGGAACACCTGACGAATACGGCGTCGGAGCCTGCGGTTATCACGGAGGCTTTCGGTGAGTCGTGGCCGTCGCTTCGCAACAACCAATACAACAGCGTGATTGTCGAGTACGTCGCGGGCTATGCGTCTGCGGCGAATGTTCCTGGTCCGATCAAGCAAGCGATCAAGGCAAGGGCCGCGTCGCTGTATGAGTTCCGCGAGGATGTGCTTGCGGGGCAGGCTGTGTCTGGGTTGCCTGCGGTGGCAGAACGGTTGCTGTGGCCGTTCAGGACATTCACGGAGGTGCCGTGGCTGTAACTCTGCGAGCTGGGCGCCTGCGCCACAAGGTGGACATCCTCAACGTGTCCGAGACGCAAGACGACTACGGAGAGTCAACGCAGGAGTTGACGGTTGAGGCGACGGTGTTCGCTGAGGTGTCGCCGATGACGTTTCGCGACCAGGAGCGAATAGCTAGGGCGGGACAGGTTGTCGAGGACATCACGCATCGTGTGGTGATTCGGCATCGAGAGGGGCTAACGAGTAAGAACAAAATTCGCTTCGGTGTTCGCGTTCTTGAGATCGCTGGCATTGCGAACGTGGGCGAGCGCGGAGTGATGGATGAAATTCTTTGCCGGGAGGTTGTTTAATGGCAATCACGAAAGTTGAAGTCGATCTAAAGCTGAAAGTCACCGAGACGAAGGCGCTCGCTATGGATGGCGTTACCGATCCAAGCATTGTCGTTGAAACGGCCACGTCGGCGAAAGATGACTACTCGCCGACGACGACGGTGCCAATGACGACGGTATGGGCCGACGTGCGAACATTCACGACGGCGGAGACGCTTGATCTTACCGCACTGCCGCAGGCCAACTTCACGGCCAACATTAACTTCACCGGCTTGAAGTTGCAGGCGATTAAGATCATCGCGGCGGCGGCGAACGCGGGCGGCATCACGTTCGTTCACGGACTCACCAACGGCTATCATTTGTGGGGTGCAGCGACCGGCAGCGTCACCGTCTTGCCGGGTTGTTCGGTGATGATGGTGTGCAACGACAACCTCGACGACGTGGCGACGGCGGATGCGACGATCGACGTAAGTGGTACGGGCACGCTGGCGTACGACATTGAACTGGTGGCGGGATAATGGCTGACGGAATCTCTGTCAACATAGTGGGCATTGCCGACTTGCAGCGTTCGCTTCGCGGGCTTGTCGGCAAAGAACAAAGAAGGGTTCTGCGCAAGTCGCTGACGAAAGGTGCGGCTGTAACTCGCAAGGCGATGCGTAGGCTTGCGCCGAGGGGGCCGACGGGGAACCTGCGCAAATCCGTCAAGTCCAAGGTGAGAGTCAACAAGCGTATCGCTGTCGCGGTGGTTACTCCGAGGCATGAGATAGCGCCCCACCGGCATCTTGTCATTCGAGGGACAAAGCTCAGAGCAAAGAGTTCGGGACAGAGCACGGGGCGTATGCCCGGTGAAGACTTTGTAGCAGAGGCGTTCGATGCAACGTCATCCAAGGCGGGCGACGTTATGTTAGACGTCGCTGCGGACATGATTGAACAGGCGTGGAACCGTGGTTGAGAAAGCGATACGCGACATCTTGATTACGTCAACCGGCGTTTCATCCATCGTGGCGAAACGTGTGTACAACGGTTTTCCGCCGCAGGAAGTGACGCTTCCGTTCATCGTGTTTAAGCGAGAAGCCACAGATCGGTTTCGCACTCTCAGCGGAGCGAACGGCTTGGTGGTTGCCGACGTTGAAATCAACTGCCTGTCGCTGACGGCGTCGCAACTGCAAACGCTGAGCGACGAGGTTCGTCAGTCGTTGGACAACTACGCCGGAACGAACAAAGGCGTAACGATTCAACGAGCGATGATCGACGACGAGAGTGACGACATAGAGATAGAAACATCCGGCAGCGACAAGCGTGTGCGCCGCCGGGCTTTGGACTTTCGGGTTTTTTATTGTGAGACACCTGCGGCATAGGGCCGTGCGAACAAGAGTTCGCGTGACATTAGAACAGGCTGAAACCGACTAGCTATCGGCAAGAGGCACAACCTTCGCTGCCCGTTGTGGGGTCGCGCGGACTTTGTTCGTGCGGCCTCTTTTTTATTGGAGAGCAACGATGGCAACGGCAGCAACGATTGGAACGGGGTGTTCGTTCAGCGTCGATCCCGCTGGCGGCACAACTTATGCGGCCGTGGGCGAAGTGGACAGCTTCACGCTATCGATGGACTGCGGGGAAGTGGAAGCTACGAGCTTTGACAGCAATGGGCAGCAGCAATGGATTCCGGGGATGCTCAGCTCAAACGTGCAAGTTGGCGGCAACTTCATACCCGGCACGCAGAACGCTGCGGGAACTGCGATCTATACGAACTTCCAAGGCGGAACGAAGACAAGTTGGAAGCTCGCGTTCAATGATGCAACCCCGGCCTCTATCGCCGGAAAAGGCTTCATTGCGGATTTGTCAACGAATGTCGCCGGGCCGGATCAGGTCAACACGTTTTCATTGACTATGCAAGACAACGGTGAGGCGCTGCCAACGCTCGCCGGATTTGCGACAATTTAAGGAGTTAATCGATGGCTTTGACTACAGCAACAATCGGATCGGGGATTACGTTCGCTATTGACGAAACCCCCGGCGGCGCGGGCACGGCCTTCACGACCGTCACGGAAATCATAAGCGGCAACTTCAACAACAGCGGAAACGTAGTAGATGTGACATCGTTGGGCAGTGCATCACTCTCTCAGTTCGTGATGGGCAAGCGAGGAGCGACGTTCAATTTTGCGGGCAATTTTCTGCCTGACTCTCACAACATTACTCTCGGGCCTGCGATGTTGGACTTGCTACGCGCGAGAACCATCTTCTCGTTTCAGGTCACATACAACGACACGGGCACCGCATCGTTTGCGATTGGTTCGGGGTTCTTCACGAACGTCACAATAAGCTGTAGCGGGCACGATGACGTACTTGCGTTCTCAGGGACGATTAGGGCCACGCCAACGGCGACGTATGCCAACGGCGTTACATATTCATTGACGGCTTAACATTATGGGAATCAAAGAAAACATCCTCGGCGCTGACGACCTGCGCCGCACTGAAATCCAAGAGTGGGGCGAGGTGTTCTACATCCGGGAATTGAGTGCGAACGAAGTCGAGAAAATCCAAAGCTACGAGGTAGGTACAGTAAAGCGTATCGCCTCGTTCATTATCGCTGGTGCTGTTGACGCTGACGGCAAGCAGTTGTTCCAATGGCAGGAAATTAACAAGCTGTGCGAGCGCAACTTTAAGACGCTATCGAGCGTGGCTGCTCAGGTCGTTGACTTCAACGGACTTAGTGAAGGTGCAGCGGAGGAGCTTGAGGGAAACTGAGGGCCGACCCCACGCGCATGATGGCCATGCGTCTCGCGTTGGAGGTCGGCGAACCGGACGTTGATGGGCTGTTGGATCGCCTAACATGGCGGCAGCTCATGGAATGGTGCGCGTTCTACCGGATTGACCCGTGGGGCAGTCAACGGCAGGACGCGAACTTTGCGTACTTGATGACGATGATCGCTTCGGGGTTCGGAGATAAGAACGCGCAACTGAGCCGGTTCATGCTGTTTCCCGGGAAGACTGCCACGACTAAGAAGCGAAGTTTTGATTCATTCATGGCATTTATGGGGCGCAAGTAGATGGTTAAGAGTCCAAGACTGACAGTCATATTCAGCGCTGTCACTGACGGCTTCGACAAAGGCGTCACGAACGCGCAGAAGAAGATCGCCAAGTTTGAGAAGTCGGTCAAGTCGCACGGCAAGGCGATGGTCAAGTGGGGCAGCATTGTCGCCGGTGTTTCCGCCGGTGCGCTTTCCATCCTTGTTAAACGTCAATTCGATGCACTCGATAAGGTTGCGAAGCTATCCGATCGCATCGGCATCCAGACAGAAAAGCTCGCGGGATTGGAGCTTGCTGCGGCGCAAACTGGCGTAAGCAACGAGATATTTACGAAGTCCATTGAGAAGATGCAGGCGGTTATCGGTGACGCGACGCTTGGCCTGTCTGAGTCCATTAAAGCGTTCGACAAGCTAGGACTGAGTTTCAAGAAGATTGCGAAGCTGAGTACGTTCGACCAGTTAACGACTCTTGTTGACGCCTTGAATCAAGTCGATGACGCAACGCTTCGCGCATCGCTGTCTGCGGACCTGTTCGGTCGTGCTGGCGGCAAGGAATTGCGAAACTTCCTTGCGCTTGGCAGTGAAGGTATTCGTGGATTCATTCGCGAAGCGGACAAGATGGGGATTGCGTTCCGTCGCATCGACCTTGCAAGGATTGAGGCGGCGAACGATGCGTTCGACAAGATGAAGCGCATCACGAACGCGGTGGCTGGAGAGATTGCGGTAAACCTTGGCGGCGCGTTGACCTTTATTATTGATTCAATGAACGCGGTTGGAAGTGGCGCTGCGTCGATGCGCGATGTTGTCAAGGACGCGTTCGTGTCGATGCGAGGATTTGCGTTAGAGCTTGCTGCTTCGATTGACAAGATCAACATCGCCTACAAGTTTGTCCAGCTTGGAGCGCTCGGTGCAGCGCGGTCGGCAAACAGGATTGTTGAGAAGTTCAACTTCTTTGGGGCACCTCGGCAACGCAATCCATCGACGGGGAGGTCCATTGAAGATGAAACGTTCGTCATAGCGATTGCCGACTTAAAGGCGGAAATAAGCGCCCTGCTATCTAAGGATGTTTTGCCGTCGCAACAATCAACCTTCGACTTTTTCCAATCCATCACGAACCATATCGGCGACAGCGTGGCCAAGTTGCGGACTGGGCCAAAGGCGTCTGGCGTCCCGGCGTTCGCACTCAAGGACATCGTAGGTAAAGCGCTCGGTATTAGTGCAACAGGCGGCGGCACGTCCGGCTTCAATACCGCCAAGAGTCTAGGCATTGTCAACGGTCAAGCGAGATTTGGTGCTGGCGGTGGTGACTCTGGGCCATTGGGTGAACTGAATCGAACCGTGCGCACCAAGTTCGACGCACTGATAAACCTACTGAAAAGGATTGATCGTCGGCAA